AGACTTTCGTCTGCTTTGATGAATCTCACCTGTATAACCAGCCTGATCTCCGGCGGATGTACGCCACCGTCACCCGTAACCTTCGCAAGAGGAAGCTAATTGCGGGCACGTGGTATCTCGAAACGACCACGATGTTTGCCCCGGGCGAGGATTCGGTGGCCGAGGGTACCTATCGGCTATCAGAAGCTATCGAGGCGGGCAAGACCCGGCGTGAGCGGTTGCTAGTCGACCACCGTTGGGGTGAGTGCGAGAAAACCGACGATGAAGCAGCATTGCGTGCCGCTATTGCAGAAGCCTACGGCGACGCTATGGCGTGGAATGATCTAGACGGTTTGGTCGATGAATTCTACGACCCGCGCACCCACATCACGGACTCACGGCGTTACTTCCTTAATGCCGAAACTGAGACCTCGGACGCGTGGATTGCCGCGCGTGAGTGGGATCCTTGCGCTAACCCGCTCGCGGTCTTGGCCGATGGCGATATGATTGCTCTCGGCTTCGACGGTTCTGTAGGAGATGACGCTACGGCGCTCGTCGCCTGCCGGATTGATGATGGCTATTTAGAATTGATGGCCTGCGATGAAAAACCGCCGGACGCGGGTAAAGACTGGCAGGTCGATCAGGTGGCGATGGACGCTGCCGTCGCACAGGCTTTCGAGAAATACAATGTGGTGGCCTTCTTTGCGGATCCGCCGCACTGGCAAGATTATGTCGACAACTGGACGGCCGAGTTTGCCGGGCAGCTGGAAGTCAGGGCTACCCAGACACACCCTATCGAGTGGTGGACTAACCGCCCGGCCATCATGGTTAAAACTTTGGAGCGGTTCCGAGAGGCTGTAGCAGCCAAGCGGCTCATTCACGACGGCTCTACCCTCTTACGGCGGCATGTGCTCAACGCGCGCCGGAGAACGTCGCGCTCAGGCATCACGATCAGTAAAGAGTACCCAAGCAGCCCCAAGAAAATAGACTGCGCCATGGCTGCGGTGCTGGCCTACGAAGCTCGGGCCGACGCCATTGCAGCCGGGGTGCTGTCCCGTCAGAAGACCTCGAAATCTAAGCGATTGGTGAGGTTCTAGTAGGATGTCCCAGCCCGATGACTCGACACGCACGTCTCGTTTTAACGATCGGCGAGCGACTAGAACAACAGGAGCTGGATATGACTGCGGTGCATGACGCTATCGCTCGGTTGTCCGATAGGTTAGATGTCGTAGAGCAAGTTATCCGAGAACGTGATCAATCGCACGTCGATGCGGTTGCGGCGCAGGTCGGCCGGATGGATAATTTGCTCGCTGAGCTTAGAGACGAAGTGCCTAATAATTCCCAACATGCTGCTGACACAGAATCGCCAGCAGAAAATCTGTTCGAGCCGACTGGCCAACAATCTGGCTTGATGAGTTAAACACTAATCCTAACTGGGGGCTGTTGTGCTCGATTATGCGACAGAACCCAATACACCAGATTGGTGGCTGTTGCGCCTCGGCAAGAGGCTGGAAAACGACCGCGGGCGGTTCGACACGCTTGACGCTTATTGGCGGGGAGATCACCCTGTCCCGTTCGGTAATCAAAAAATGCGCGAGGCGTACCGTAAATTCCAGAAGCAGAGCAAAACCAATTTCTGCAAGCTGGTAGCCGAATCGGTGATCGAGCGGCTCAAAGTTACGGGCTTCCGCACGGGCAGCGACGGTACTGAGACTCTCGATAAGACCGCGTGGGGTTGGTGGCAATCGAACCACTTGGACGCCGACAGCGGGCTAGTCCACCGCGCGGCTATCGTCATGAGCCGGTCTTACGTCATCGTCGGCCAGCACCCAGACCGCGAGGGCGTGCCGTTGGTGACGGGTGAGGATCCGCGGCAGGTTATCCACGAATCCGCCCCGGATAACCGGCGGCAGCGGCTGGCGGCTCTTAAGACATGGTGGGATGATATCTCTCACCGTCAGCTCGCCGTGCTCTACCTGCCGGACACGATCCACTATTACCGCAGTGTCAGAAAAATGGATCAACCCGTTAATGGCACCTTTCGCTCAGCCAGTAAATGGGAGATCGATGATTCTGAGGTAGCGGTCGGCCAGGTAGACAACCCTCTCGGTGAAGTGCCGGTAGTGCCATTCTTGAACTGCCCGGATCTAGGCGGCAATACCCTCGGTGAATTCGAGGACGTCCTGCCAATTCAGGACCGCATCAATACCGAGGTGCTGGATAGGCTGGTTATCTCGGCGATGCAAGCTTACCGACAGCGATGGGCGGTCGGCGTAGATCTCACCGACGAGAATGGCAACCCTACCGGCGGTTTCGACCCGGGCGCGGATCTATTGTGGAATGTCTCGGATGAGAATGCCAAGTTCGGGGAATTCCAGCCCGTTGATTTAGCCGGGGTGCTCAAAGCTGTCGAAGCCGACGTGATGCATTTTGGGGCCATCACTAGGACACCTCCGCATTATCTGCTGGGTGCAATCGTGAACACCTCAGGCGATGCGCTGGCGGCTGCCGAGACCGGCCTAACATCTAAGGTCCTCGAACGCTCACAGGAATTCGGCGAATCTTGGGAGCTGGTATATCAACTGGCTGGCCGAATTATGGGCAGCGCGGTTCCCGATGACTGCGAAGTCATCTGGGCTAACCCGCAATTCCGTACTCTTACGGAAATGGCCGCTGCCAATGTTCAGCTGATGACTGCGGGAGTCCCGTGGCGTACGCGCATGGCTGAGCTGAACTACACACCTTCACAGATCGATCGGATGCAAGCCGAGCGCGCCTCGGATGCTCTTCTGACAGCCGCTTTGGCGCCTCAGGTACCTAACCCCTCTTCAGTGCCTGGGGCGCCGGGCGGCGCAGCCGCACCCGCAAGCGCAGCTGCGAGAGCGGAATTCCCGATCGGCAGTAGGAACGGGGCTCAGATATGAGTTTTAGGGTTCCTAAATTTCGAGTATTCACATGGGTAATTGTAGTAATTAACACCTTATTTCTGGTGTGGGTTATTAGTGGTATCGCTGGGAACGTAAATAACCCCAATTGCACTGTAAATACCACAGCTTGTCAGATCGGTACGGGCATCGGAGTGTTTTTAATTTTTATGCTGTGGATTGTCGTTGATTTTATTTTAGGTATTCTTTGGCTAGTTACTCGCCCAAGTCTCCAAAAATGACAATTTTATCAGCAGTAGGAACGGGGCTCAGGTGTGATCGAGTGTGTGTTTTGTGGGATCATTGCCGGTACGGAACCTGCGCAGATCATTGAAAGATGGAGCCAGGTGATAGCTTTTGTACCACTTAACCCGGTGACTCACGGACACACACTGATTGTTCCACGAAAGCATGTGCTCAGCGCCGTGCAGGAGCTAAACATCACGGCACTAACGATGGCCTACGCTGCTTACTTCGCGCGACGTTTCACAGCATCGAATATCTTAACCAGCGTAGGCCATGCAGCGACACAGACAATTCTCCACTTACACATACACGTTGTACCTCGGCGGTACGGTGATCGACTTCAGCTTCCATGGGACCAGCGGATTTAACGTAAGCAGTGCCAGGCTATAAATTGGGGGCTGAGATCTAAAGTGACGGCCCCCGTTGACCAGCAGACCCAAGCTCAGCCGGATGCCAGCACGGCGGCCATGATGGCGGCCTATCTCGCTGCCACCGCTGCATTGAGATCCAAGATCCTGGGCTTCGTGGCCGCCACCTACGCGGGCCAGGGTGACTACCGCGATGCCGCAGCGGCGGCCTTCGTGGCTCAAGCGGTCCCGGCAGTCATGGCGGCCCAGCAGACCATGGCGGCGCTCACGAGCGCGTACCTGGCGCATCTGGTCGCTATGACGGCTGGCGGCACGGCCGCGCCCGTTGGGGTGCCTGCTGAGCTTCTCAGCGGCCTGCGCGGGGTGCCTCCGGCCGAGGTCTACCGGCGGCCCTACGTGCAGGTGTGGACGGATCTCTCCCAGGGCAAGGACTTTCCTACCGCGGTGGCGGCCGGAGCCCGGCGGGCCCAGAGCCTGGCGGCTACAGATCTCCAGCTGGCCAAGACCAGCGCGGCCCGCCACGTGATGGCCGATGACCGGCGGGTAGTCGGCTACCGGCGGGTGTTGGTCGGCGCGCACTCGTGCGGCATGTGCATCGTCGCGTCCTCGGTTCGGTACCACAAATCCAACCTCATGCCTATTCATCCGGGCTGCGACTGCGCCATTGCGCCGCTTCTCGGCCATGGTGACCCGGGCCGAACCATTGATTCAGCCATCCTGGCCGAGGGCGCCCAAGAGCAGGCCGTGGGCTCGGAGGGCATGAAATTCTTTGAGCACGGAGACGTGATCGAGGTCGGCGATCTTTTAGAGCAGGCACACCGCGCGGTAGAAGATGCGTTCGGCCGACGCGCTACCGACGCTCAGCAGATCGATTATCGCAAGATAATCATGGTGCGTGAGCACGGCGAGCTGGGGCCGGTCTTGACGGTTGCCGACCACAAATTCACGAAGAAGCAGATTGATACCGGAAATCTACGCGCCCAGGCCGGGACATTCCACACGGTTAAGGGCCGGACCGTGACGAACATTGAGGAATAACCATGGGCAACTATAACACTCAGCAGCGGGTTGACTTGCTTAAGCAGGGTAAGGCTCTGCCAGGCAAGAACGGCGGCCCGCCACGATTCCCCATCGATGACGGCCAGGACGTAGCGAGCGCCATCAATTTGGCCCAGACGCCGGAAGAGCGCAAGCATATCTATAAGCACGCGCAGCGCCTCGGCAAAGTG